TTTAAAATGTTTTAACCTATCTTCCAATCCGATAGTGCCACCATTAACAAATTTTGTAACTTTGGTTATATCAGACCAATCACCCTTATATCCCAACATATATTTAATAGCAGTTGAAGCGGCATTAGCAGGCTCGGAAACTGCATCAGGATTACTTGCAAATCCAAACTTGGTATAATTTTGTTTACCAGTTAATTGAATGAATCCACGACCACGATACATGAAACCTTCTCCTGCGCCTTCTGGTGCATTTCCCATGCGTCCTGAATACAACCTCTCAGCAACTTTTTCTGGACCACCTGCAGCAACTGCCTGTGCATCTTGTTCTCCTGCAAACTTCTTAGGGAACAATTTCATCAGAGTTGGTGCTTTGTAATTTAAATTTTCACTTAATGTGGTGAAATTACCAGACTCATGGCCAATTTGTGCCATGATTGCGGCTCTTGCGTTTGGGTCGGTTATTTTAGCATCATCCAATGCCCTAATCATGATACTTTCACCTTGTTGAGAACTTATTTTTCCAGGTTTTGTATCAGATGGTTTGCTTGGTTTAACATCAGGTGATGGTGCAGCAGGTGCTTGTGAAGGTGGTGCCGCAGGCGCCTGAGGTACAGGCTGACCTGGTTGTGCAGGAGGTCCACCTTTTTCACCAGGTTGTGGTGGTGGCATCCTTGCCATAATATATGGGTCAGTCGCATCCGCATTACCCAACCATCTTAACTGAGAAGGTGTTAAATTCTTTTTTGCTTTTTCGGCCGCAGTTTCATTAGGTGCTTCTGGTTTCTTTTCTTCTGGTTTCCTTTCAAGTGGACCTTTTACTTCTTTAGGTAGTTCTGGTTTCTTTGGACCTAAACCTAAAAAGTTTTGAGCTTTTTCTACTGCCTGGCGCAGAGGTTCATACCTCTCCATTAATCCTTTTAGAACACCGGTAATTTTATCAAAGACACCTTTCATAAAATTAAACACAGGTTGTAGTGTTTCAATAACAGTTTTTATCTTATCACCAACCCAATCAAAAATAGGTTTGAAAAATTCTGTAATTTTATTCCAAATAGGTTTTAAAAAATCTTTTACTTGTTGCAGTATTGGATCGACAACTTCACTAAAGAATTTTTTAAATGTATCTAATAGTGAAGTAAAGGCAGTGCTAATTTCTTGCCATAATGCACCTGCTAATTCTTTAATGGTGTCTACAATACCATCAAACATATCCTTAATGAATCCACCAGGTATTTGTGACAATGCAAAAATGATTGCACCAACTTTAAGTAGTGGTACCAATTTAGACATAATACCACCTTTTTTACCACCAACTTCAGCTTTCTTAGTTGGTGTTGGAGAAGTATTATAAACATTAGATAAAGTCTCAGGAGAAGTATCACTTCCCGCAACTGGTGCTAAGTTATCTGCTTTTGTTCCTTCACCACCTTCTAATTTAACAAGTTTGTAAATATTTTGTCTAGTAATATTTAAACTTTTAGCAATATCGGGTAGTGCTGCAAAATTATCTGCTATTTGTTTTAAAGGTGTAACCTTTTCTTTTTTCTCATCTAATACTTCTGGTGTTTCAGGTGAAGTTTCTTTTGGTTTACCCAAAACTTTGGCTGACATAACAGATTTTAAACTATCTGGTAATTTCATGTTGTTACCAATCTATTAACAAAGTCTTCATCATAGGCACTTGCGGTTTGTTTATTTGGTTTACCTTCAGAACTTGTTGAATTATTATTTGTAGGTGAATTAATAACTGAACCTTGGTCAGCAGCAGACTCCATACGTTGTGCTTCTGCAATTTGTGTAGATGCGGTTGATAATGATTCTCCACTTTTTGGTTCTTCTGCCATTGGAGAAGGAGAAACTGCACTTGCAGAAGCCTCACCTCCAGATTCACCACCTCCTCCGCCTCCGCCGCCAGATGCAGCTGCACCTCCAACACCAGATGATGATGCAGGTCCTGAGGCATCCATTGTACCTTTTGGTTGTCCACCTTTGAGTGTCTCTAATACTTTATCGGGATTTTGTCCCGCTGAAGTTATTCTATTTTTTACATCAGTTTCAGATAAAGTTTTTTGTGTATTAGTATCTGTATATGTACCGTCATCATTTTGTTTGATGCCAATTATCTTGGTTAAATAATCTTGAGCACCAGATTGACTTGTTTCTGCATTTTTACCTAATTCTACACCTGCTGGTGTTGGAGATGTAGAGGTTTCGGTCTTAGCAGAAATAGTTGGTGAAGTTGATGATGATGGTGGTCCTGCACCATCTGAAGCAGCAATAACATCTTTTTTAATGGTATCTGCTGCAACTGGAACATTCATTTTTGGAGTAACACCGCCTGGAGTTGTTGATGGAATTTCTTTTACATCAATTGCACTACCAAATATATTTTTAAAAAATCCTTTGATACTATCAAATATACCTGATATAGTATCAATGACTGGTTTAAATACACCATTTAATGTTGCAAATATATCTTGTATTGTACTCTCGTCAAATAAACCAAATGTTAGAAACTTTAACATTCCTCCTAAACCTGCAACTATTGCATCACTTAAACTACCAGTTTCTTGGTACTTTTTAAAACCATCTGTAATACCTGAAAATAGTGTGCTAATTATTAATAATGGTAATGCAAGTTTACCAATGATACTCATTAAATTTTTAGGATTGAAAATAAACTTGGCAGCTGAGAATAGGCCATTCTTCAACATATCAAAAATTCCACTTAAAAATCCACCACCTTCATCAACTGGTTTTGGAACACCTGGTTCTTGTTTTTTTGTTCCTAATTTTTTGCGGTCATTTTCTAGTTTTTCTTCTTCTTCTCTTTGTTTACGGAAAAAAGAAGATGCACCAGTTGCTGGTTTGCCACCCTTAACTTTAACTAATTCTTTGATATTCAATTGCATAGTATTCATGTCTCTTGCCATATCTGGCAGAACCATAGAACTTTTTGCAATACTTTCTAATAAAGAACTTTCTGCTCCTACACCACCTGCGCTTTCTCCTCCACTTACAGGTGTTGGAGATAATGAATTAGCTTCTAATTTTTTACCTTTTATTTTTCCACGAATAAATGCAGAAAGAACATTATCACCACCAAAAGCACCTTGAACTAATTTTTGCTTTATACTTTTTGCGCTAAATGCTTTTTTTATTCCTTCTTTTGCATCAGAAATACCACCTTTAAAAGATTCACCAATACCTTGACCGTCTTCTAATCGACTCATCAAACTTCCAGAAAAATCATCTCCATGACTTTGTTTCAGTCTCTTTTTTAAATCGCCGCCGTCTTTATACCCTAACTCTTTAGCAAGCAGGTCAAGAATTGGTTGTTGTTTTGCCATTATCTTCTACTTTGTTTTTGTAATGCAATTCGTTCTTTTTCTTCTTCAAGGTATTTAATTAAAAGTCCAACATAAATGCTTCTCTCCCAAGGTAACATGTTTTCAAGCTCAGTCAAACTATATTTGTGATGTTGCATCAAAGCAAAGTTTGTCTGATAATAGTTACCTAGTGTATCATAACGAAATATTAGGCGAAAAAATTTTGCATGCCCTTAATTGTAATTTCTTCTTCGTAATTACATTTTGGACATTTAAATTTTACATCTTTTTTAATCTCAGGCATTTTTTCAAAAAAGTCTTTGAATTTTTCTAAATCTTTTTGTTGCATGGAATCAATAAAATCTTCCAATTCTTCTTTTGTGGAATCTTTTGCATAATAAATTTGTTCTTTATCAAATATGTAATCAATACAGTCAACAAGAATATGAGATAATACTTCATTCTCATCCATGTCTTCGTATTTTTTAACCATTTCAAATGTTGGGTATCTCAAACAGACACCTAAATTTTCTGTTAGTTTAATTTGATTTGTATGTTCTGCATGTTTTGTTGGTTCAATTTCCAACAAGTTGAATTGAAAACCTACAGTTCCATTACAACGAACATCTTCGTCTTTATCATTTTTTACGGTGTTATTACATTTGTATTGTAAGTCAACAACCTCTTCAACTGACCTTGCTCTCATATGCATGAAAATATATTCAAGGTCAAATGTTGGCAGTCCGTCAATGTCGATTTCATCTAAGATACAATTTTTTAAAACTTGTCTGATAACATTAACAGTTTCTTTTGGGTCTTCTGATTCTGCGGCCATCAGAAAAAGTTTTTGTTCTCTGACTAAGAATGGCCGAAATCGTATAGGTTTTCCAGTTGAAATCAGTTTCACTTCATAGATTGGAACATCTAGTTTAGGTAGCATAATATCCTCGCTTGTTAATTATTAAAGTGCTCTACCGAATGGTAAAAGTCTTGAACCTGCTGCACCAAATAAACTGGCAGCTGCGGCACCAATATCGTAAGTTCCCTCATATATGGTACGATATTTTTGATATGCAAAAGAAATTTGAAGTCTGTGAAAATTATCATCAGCCCAACTCAATGCTTGTGGTGCAACACCAATTGGAAAAGCATCAATTAATTCTACTGCATAAATCTGTTTGATAAAATCATCATATTGAATGATTTTAATGTTTGTCATATACCTTGATTTTTCTCCTTTTGGAAATCTTAAATTGTTTGTATCTGTTGGATGAATTGCCTCCATCCAACGGTCAAAAAGTTTTCTCTCATAAAAATCATTTGTACATAAAAAAGTTAATGAAGTATCACCATATTGTGTTTGATAGGGAACTTTAAATGTTGGTCCATAAATTTTAACATCAGTAGTTTGCATTGTTTTGCCTGGTAATTCTGCCGATTCACATTGTAGTGCTAAATTTCTTGTTGTAGATGAACTTGATGATGGTCCTCCACGTTCAAGAGCTTTATTGACAGCATCAGATACATTACTAAAAACAGAATTTGGAAAATTTAAAATTGTTTCAAATATTGAACTGCCAATAAACTGACTAATATACGGTGGTATAGGAAGAATTACTTCAAACCTAGAAGGTTTTGCAAGTCCGTCTTTGGATCTTACATTAGCAAGAAATAAATTTGGTGAGAATGCCATTAGAATTTTTTCCGTGAGTCTGCATAAACTTTACTTGTGCTTGCACCGACAAATGATTCTACTGGTAACAATGCAGCAATGTCCCATTCATCTGCGGATATTTCTAAAAATCGAGATTCTATTTGAGTAAATAAATATCTTTTAATACAAGGAGTTGCTTCAAATACTTTTGATGCGGCCGCCAAATATCTGTAGTTAATTTTTAACTTTGTTTTTTCATCATAAGTACCATTACTTGTTGTATCACTTAATTTGTCCAACAAAATCATTCTATTTTTTGGATGAATGTAATGAAGATTTAATCCCAAGAATCCATCGTTATATCGCTCAATAGGAATTACTAAAGGAAATCTATCATAGTAAGGCATTGAATCTTTTGTCTTTGGATCATAGAAATAGAAGTACATCTTTCCAATCATAGAAGAAGTCCTAAGTCTTTGCCTGTCTGTCATCAATCCAATTGATGTTGGTTTCAAATCTTTGGCTTTTGCTCGCAACCATTCCCTAGAAGCATTAGTTCTGGGAGTTAGACCTTCTTTTGCGAGTGATGTTTTGATTTTATCAATTAATTTTGCCATTATCTATTTATCTCAAATACCTAAGTCTTTTTCGGTTAATATTTTGAATTGCCAACCATGCTCTTTACAGAACAAATCGGCAGCTCTCCACTTTTCTTGGTTGATGGCATATGTTGCCGACTCTTGGATAAACCGTGCCGTTTTGCGTTTTCGGACTGGTTGTTTTGTTTGTGACTCTGGCTTTACTTCCAGCACCATCGTCATCTCCTGGCCATCTTTCCGTTTGATCCTAACGATGAAGTCTGGAAAATAACGATGCACTCTTTGGTCAATAGGAGACTTATAAGGTATCGGCAATTCTTCCGATGCCCACCAGATAACATTTGGGTTGTCATCTAACCACTTCATAACTCTGATTTCCCATGTGGAACGGTAAACAATTTTATCTGCATTGCCGTTGTACTTCTTTGGGTTTTTAGGACGGAACATTCCTTTATATGACATAAATACTATCTATAACTCTCATAGGACAATCATGGCACTTTTTGGTCTTTCTGATATAACATTTCAAAAAGGATCACCTAAAGAAAGGGGTCCTTTAGCCGCTTTAGTTGGCAAACAATTTAACACCACAACTTTAAAATATCCAATGGATGTTGGTAGTGTAGATAAAGCACACTACATGGTTTTTTATATAAAAGCACAAACGGCAACACAATTTAAATTTACTCCCGCAACAGATTTTACGGCATCTGATTATGCTGGTTCTGGAAAAACAGGACCTTCAATTAGCGGAGTATTGAGTGGTGGTGGCCAAAAATTAGGACAAGAAATTTTAGGAAAAGTCAATAGTGGTTTGGCACAATTAAATGCTCAAACTAATGGTGCATTAAGTGGACTCACTGGCGCTCTAGGTAAAGCCGCAGGAGGTCTTGCTAACAGTATTGATAATATTTTCTCTAAAGCAAGTTTATCTGTAAATGGTGATTCAGCATCGACAAATGCTCATATTGACACTTCAATAAAATCAATCACAAATAAGAGTTTTCTAAAGACCACGCAATTAACAACAGATGCAATTGCTTTGTATATGCCAGATACACTCAATTATTCATATACACAATCATATACTGATTTAAATTTAGGTAATGAATTAGGTGGTAGAGTATTAGCGGCAGGTTCTTCTATGATTGATGCTTTTAAAAATGGTGAAGGTTTAGTGGGTAAAGCGGCCGCAGTTTTAAAATCTGGCACAAAAAGTGGAGTACTTGAAGCCTCATCCGCAATAGCAGGTGGAGTTGGAAAACTTGCCGGGTCTGGTACTGCACAATTGGGATTTCAAGCCGCAACAGGTACAGTTAGAAATCCAATGTTGGAAATGATATACTCATCACCAGGATTTAGGTCATTTCAATTTGAGTTTACATTTTATCCAAGAGATGAAAGAGAAGCACTTGAAGTTCAGCGCATTATTGAAAGATTTAGATTTCATCAAGCACCAGAATTAGTTGAGGGTGCAAGTGGTTTTTTAATTCCTCCTTCAGAGTTTGATATTAAATTCTATTATGCAGGTTCAATGAATCCTAACATTCCTGCAATTGCAACTACAGTATTAAAACAGATAGATGTTAATTATACACCTAATGGTTTTAGTGCCTATGAAGTACCAGGTGAAAACAAACCTGCATTAGGTAGAACAGGTATGCCTGTTGCGATTCAATTGATGTTACAGTTCACAGAAACAACATTCCTTACAAAAGATGATTTTAAAGGTGGTGAAAAAGGAAGAAATGTCAATAGAGATACAAAAGGTTTTTTAAATTAACAATTTACAATAAAAAGATGATAACTTAAATGGCTAGATTTTTTAATTACTTTCCAAAAACAGTTTATACTGCAAATACAAATTCTTCAGGTTTAGATACTGTAACGAATATCATTTCACGTTTTGGATTTGAACAAAAACTTAAAGATAATTCTGCAGCGTTTTACAAGTATTCAATACAAGATTCTGACACACCTGAAATTATTGCTCATAAGTATTACGACAATCCAGAAAGACATTGGATTGTCTTATTGTTCAATGATATAATTGACCCACAATTTGATTGGCCTTTGAAATACGAAACTTTCATCAAGTATGTGGATAAAAAATATACTGCAAATGGTGCCGCAAATACAACAGTACAAACTGGACTTGCTTGGGCAATGAGTGTTAATAATGTTCAATCATATTACAAGATTGTAACCAGAACAAATATTGATAATGAATCGATTGTTGAAAAAATTCAAGTTAATGCATCAACATATGCAAATGTGGGCACATCATCATCATCAATTACACTACAAAGTGGTGATGTAATAACTCAAACAATTACAAGAGAAAAGAAAACTTATTATGAATATGAACAAGAAGAAAATGAAGCAAAAAGAGAGATTAGTTTATTGAAACCCGAATTTGTGCCTCAAATAGAAAAAGAATTTAAGAAAGTAATTAAATAATGACACTTGCCGTTAAACGGTCAACGCAATTTCATATTAACGAATTGATCCTTGTTACTAAAGGTGGTAACATTGATATCTCTAACATATATGAAGAAATTAATATCTTTGATAGTTTATTAAGTCCTGTTATGACAGGAAATATACTTATAAGAGATTCAAATGCATTGTCATCAAAATTAATTTTTGATGGTTCTGAATCTATATTAATGAATATTGCAAAAGATAAAAATTCTGACATTGCAGTTTTTAAAAAATCATTTCGTGTATATAAACAATCTAATAGAAAAAATGAAAATCAAAGTAGTGAATCATTTATTTTAAATTTTGTATCCGATGAATTGATGTATTCTGACCAACAAAAAGTTAATCAATCTTATGATTTAACATATACTCAAATAATTCAAAAGATTCTTTTAGACTATTTAAAAATTTCAAATAATAATTCTGGTGGTGTTTTTGATGTGTCTTACGGCATTAGAAATATTACAATACCAAATTTAAGGCCATTAGATGCAATTGAATGGTGTGCAAAACGTGCCGTTGATAATAAACAATCACCAAATTTTGTATTCTATCAAAATATATTGGGATATAATTTTGCAACACTTTCTAATTTATTAAATAAACCTGATTTGCTCGATATTCGTTTTGAAGCAAAAAATCAATCAGGTGGAAATCCAATATCTGAAATTAGCAGTGCAAGGTCATTAGAAGTTGTTGCACAAACTGATGGTATGGAAAAAGCAAGGTCTGGTGTTAATGCTGGAAAATTTGTTGGGTTTGATCCAACAACAGGTTCAATAATTAAAAAGAATGTTAGTTTTGGAGATGTATTTTCTTCTATGGAACATGCAAACGAAAATCCAACTATGTCTGCTGTACCAAACCGTGATGGTAAAGATAGTACTGAAATGTTTGATTCAAAACAAACAGTCAGTTTTTTTAGTGCAGCGAAACAATTTAGTGCTTATATTAAACAAAACGCACCAACAACATTAAGTAAACAAGATAATACAGAATCATATTTGTTACAAAGAAAATCAATTTTGGCCAATTTGATGGGCAGAAGAATCAAGTTAACAATGCCTGGTAATTTTAGTTTGACTTCTGGTTTTAATGTAAATGTTATTGCACCTAATTTTGGTAAAAAAGAAAAAGGTGGTGATGATAACATAGATGAATCCATAAGTGGTAAATATTTAATTATTGCAACTAGGCATATGATTGGTTTTGATAAACATGAAACAATCATTGAAGTTGCAACAACATCACAAAATATACCTTTCATTCCACAAGCAAGTGTAAATCAAGTGAAAGAAATTTTAGAATATTGATATGGAAAAAGATAAAGACTTTGCTGGTAAAAACGGATTCATTTGGTGGACTGGAATCGTTGAAAATAGAAATGACCCATTAAAGTTAGGTCAATGCCAAGTTCGTTGTGTTGGATGGGATGCCGATGATAAAATGAATTTACCAACAAAAGACTTGCCTTGGACTAAACCTTTGTTACCAGTAAATGGAACAGAAGTTTATGCACCAAAAGAAGGTGATATGGTTATAGGTTTCTTCATTGATGGAGAAAGCGCACAAGAACGTGTGATGATGGGAATTTTACCTAATATTCCTTTGAAGGCTGCAAACCCACAACAAGCATTTACAGATCCAAGAACTGCAACTGAATTAACTTCTGCACCAAAAACACCAAAAGAAAAGACATACAATACCGATGGTACTGGAATAAAAATTGTTGAAAGAGACCAAGCAGAATCGTATCCAAAAATTTTAGATGAGCCATCAACTTCTCGTATTGCAAGAAATGATGCCGCATCAATAACAAAAACTTTTATACAAGAACGAAAAGATAATCTTGTAACTGGAATTGAAACTGTAAATGATACTTGGGATGAACCAAAAACACTTTATAATACAGTCTATCCTTATAACAATGTTGTTGAGACTGAATCTGGTCATTTACTAGAATTTGATGATACTCCAAAGGCAGAAAGAATTCATTTAGCACACAGAAATGGTTCTTTCCAAGAATGGTTTCCAGATGGTGATAAGGTAGAGAAAGTTACCAAAGATAATTATCAAATTATTATGGGTGATGACAAAGTTTACATTATGGGTAAATGTCAAGTCACAATTCAAGGTGATGCAGAATTATATGTTCAAGGTAACTTTGATATGAATGTAGATGGAACTTGCAATATTCGTTCC